GCCTGAATTTCGTCACGTAAGCCCATATCATGCCCTGTAAAGTGGTATGCCAAAGCCATTAAAACTTGCATTTGGATCTTTCAAATCAAGTGAATCAATAAAATCAATTGCTATCTGTTCAAAGCTAGAGATTGCTTCAGATCCGTCTTGATATTCTTTTTCTGACTCAACAGAATCAGCTTTAACTTTCTTTCGTTTAAGCAGCTGCTCTTTACCGTTATAAATTACTTTGGCCAGAATACCCTTAATGATTTCACAAGCAGCGTCTTTAAGAAGTGAATCAATAGGATCCGGCACGAAACCTATACGTTTTTTCATCCAGACATTTGCAAGTTGAACCAGACGAGCTTTATCACTGGCTGGTGCAAAATCGCTGCCCAAAATTGAATTTGCGTCATTTACAGTAATAAAGCTCATTTCATTATTCCTTTGGGATCAACTTAAGTAGTTCTGGTTTTGTTGCAGATGGTTTGTAGCCAATGTCTTTACTAGCCAAATATTCTTTTAATTGATCATTTGACCAATTTTCAAAATCATTTGTCGCCGTTTCTGTTGTTGAATTTTCTGCCGCTTTTCCAGTTTCCAATTCAGCAATACGCGCTTGCATAGCAGTAACATCATTTTTAAAAGCATCAAATTCTGCTTGGATGCTAAATACCTTTCCTTCGGCCGTTTTAGTAGCTTTGTCAGCTTGGAGTGCAGCATCTTTTAAACGTGAGTTTTCAGAAATTAACTCTGTACTATCACCATTAGCTTGTTCCAAGATTTCGATTTTCTGTTTAAGTTGCCCGTTTTCTTCAATAACCTTTTCACAGTCAGCTTTTGCTTGATCAATGACCTCTTGCAGCTCTGGAGTAATTCCAACCGCTACATTTACAGTGGCCAAAGTTGTTTTTGCAGGTTCTTCCAATTTGCGAACTTCAACTGGAATATCCAAAGCTTCATAGTCATTTTGGATTTTTGGATAGTCACCATAAATGATTACCTCTTCAGCACTTCGATTTGGATATTCATAATAGTCAGGGTTTGCAATAGTCCCGACTTCTAAAGCTGCTGCTGCGGCAACACGTGTATAGATTAGCTTCATGACGCTTTACTCTTAATAATAAAAGAGGACTCTATGGCCCTCTCAGATTTAAATTAATGTGTTATTTAGCTTTTTAAGCACCAGATAAATCAAGCAATGTACCAGCGGTCATTTTGTTACTAGTTGCATGTTTCTTCCAGTTAGCACTTGAACCAAGTAAAGTAAGATCAGGGTTTTCACCTTTTGATGTATCCCAGCTGTAACCAAGAATATCTAGGTTAAACGCACCTTCGGCACGCATGCCAATTCCTAAGTTTTCTTCATCATTAATGTCGTACGCTCGGAAGCCAGGTACTTGTGATTCAGTGACAGTAACGGCTCCCATTTGCAAACCAAAGGCATCATCATCACCTACAGCATCAGTAACCAATACCGGCTTACCCAAAGTACCCGGTAAACCACCATAGATAACAATTTCAGATTCGCCATAAATCTGCTTAGTGATTGCATCATCAACAATATCGAAGTAGGTATCTGAGTTCATTACCCACAAACTAATACGGCCAAACTTATCACCAAACTTACGCATACCACGTGTTAGTGCTTTACGGCCATCTACAGCGATACTACCTTTTGCAACCATATCAATGTTGCTAGAAATAGCGGCTTTTAATGAGGCTAAGCTGTACTGTAAACGTCCTGCAACTAATGCATCTGCTAAATCATAACCAAGAATCATTGCGAACTCTTCAGGTGTACGGGCACGGCGCTTGAATGCCTCTTCTGTAGAAGCATAAGGACCATATTTATATGGTACTTTCACACCTACAGACTCACCAGAACCAATTTTCTCAGGAACCACTTTGGCCGTTGAATTCACATCACGATGTTTAATGCTACCACCAACTTTATAGAAGGCTTCTTTATTGAAATCACCTTCAATAATTTCGTTACGGTAGATAATTGCGCCGTTTGAAGCTTGGTTAAAGACATTCAAATTGTCTTGCAAACGCTCTAAATAAGCAGTTTGAGCCAATTGGTTGTAGATGATCATGTCGCTATTAACAGTTGTAGTCATAACTGCTTATCTCCAAAATATTTAATGATTAGTTCGGTAGTTTTAGGAAGGATTCTTGGCCATGTTCTTTGATGTAATCGGCTCTTTGAGATACTGACATCTCGCTGCGCTTCATACCTGCAGGTGCTCCACCTTTGCCCCCGCTCTGAAAGCCACCGCCATTTCCTTTACCACCTTTAAGGATTAAGTCTTTATGCTGGTATCCGCCAACCAAGGACTCTAAAGCTTCATCAACATTTGCAAGTTCACCAGGTCGAACACGTGAATAAATCTTTTCGCCATTCGGATCATATGCGACCACCTTGCCCTCTTCGATTTTGAAGTGATTACCAAAGGTTGCCTGAACCATATCAACTGGAACCGCAATGTTGTCTTGAATGTACTTAGAACGAGCAAAACCACCGCCGATAAGTTCTTTATGTAAAGAAGCTTCTAGAGCATCACGCTGCTGAACAATAGGAGCATATTTTTCTTCAACTGCTTTGATAGCTTCAGCTTTGACTTTCTCAACTTCACCAGCATCCACCAGTTTTTTATCGTCAAGGTTTTGCATTGTCTGAATTGCTTTCTTAGCTGCTGCAGGATCATCGATTCCTTCAAAAGCTTTTAATGCTTTTTCTGCAGCTTCCTTCGCTTCACGATTCGTTTTTGCTTCATTGTTTAGACGTGCAATTGTTGCTACAGAATGAGCAGCATCATGTGGCATTTCTTTGCCATCATCATGAATATAGATAGGTTTATCACCTTCTACTTCCGCATATACCTTACCGTCGATCGTTACTGTTTTAAGTTTCATTGGTCATCCAACCTATATTTTCAAAATGGGCATCCACCCGGATTCGCCGTCTGCATCCACTTTCGGCAGGCAATAAAAAAGCGCCCCGAAGGACGCTTTAATTCAATTTAAAATTTCGAAGCAAACAAACGGTAGCCTTCAAGCTCCCATAATTTGTTTTCTGCATTCTTTTCTGCATTACCTCGGGCCATACGTTCACCAATTTCTGCATCAAAGTTTTCAGCATTCACACATGCACTAAAACCCGAAGCTAGAAAAAACTTTCCATCTAAAAATGCATGAATAAAAGTAGAGGTTGAGCCTCCGGGACATTGCTCAACCGTGTAAGTAACGCGCTCCATTAATGCATCAATTTGAGATTTAGTTACTCGAGGTGCCACGGACTTTTCAACTAACTCTTGCTCTGTTACGTCTTTGGTCATTTTCTTCTCACAAAAAAAACACCCGAAGGTGCTATTGAATTAATAAATTGGTTTAATTAGAAATTGAGGTTTTAATTGTCACACCAGTTAGAAAGTATTTTTCTGAACCACCCAAGCATGTGGCACTAGAAAAATTCGCATAAACATCTTGAACATTTACGCCTGTATCTTTTTCAAATTTACTGATCAATTCAGCAATATGGCCTGTTAGTGTTCTTTCTAACTCTTCTTTTCTCTTTACATATTCAGCAACTGATATTTCAGACATTTTTACCACCTTTCGCTACGTTTACTTTGTTAAAAGTGCTCTTGGCTCATCACCTACTAAGCGGACTCCATTCTCACCATAAGCCTCGAATGTTACGCTAATCGTTGTTGGTCCATCTTGAGCATCACTATTCATATGAACCGCTTTTTGCCCTGCCAGTGGCATTCCAGTTTCTTCATCACACACAACTAAAAAGCCTTTTAAGATTGGGTGACGCTTAAGTACTAAATGTCTAACTTTTGATTCACTCATAAGCCAAACTCCATAAATGACAAAAGCGCCGTTTGGGCGCTTATATGGGTGAAAATTGTGTCTTAAGTGAGTTTAGGATTGCCTGTCATCAGCAATAATTACTCACAGTTAAATCCAGTACCAACAAGGTCTTTTTTCAAATTTGAAACGAGAGTTTGCTGTTCCTGCTGTTGCCCACTAAGATAATTTTTATCTAGAGTCTCTGCACCATCAATAGATTTATAAAGCTCTTTAGATTCCTCTAAATTG